GGAGCAGCTTGTGCCATCCGGACCGACCGCGACCGAACTACAGTCGCGAAACGCGTTCGAAGTGAAGGGGAGGGTTTTCTTACGATCACCCTCCCTAGCTTTGGGAAGGCCTTTGAGGCCTGCCTCGAGCTGGGCTTCCTCGACCCCAATCTCTTTCCGCCAACCTGGCGGATCCGAGACGGTGTGCCCGTATTTCTACAGGGTTTCCTGGGTCGAATCTTCGACGCAACAGACGGTAAAATCCTCGATGATGCTGACACTCTCGCTGTGCTTGCCGTTCGCCAGATAACTCTTGGCTTTGGTAAGTTGCGGGATGACTGCACTCCCAAAAGGGTAGATGCAGCACTGGATCAGTACATCGAGACCGATGTGCACGTTGCCCGAGTTAGCGCCTCCATATCGGATCAAGACCTGACTCCGATGTGGTCCACCGCTGGAAGTGATTTCTCCAGGGTTGCGCTACTCTTGTGGGGACCGTTCCTCGATCAACTGGACCGAGTGGTCGAAACGGAATTCATGCCCCAACATGGGCCAGGTAGCACGGCCGACCGCAAAATTGGGAACCAGAAATGGTTCTTTGATGAGTGGTCCGACCGCCTGGACGAGGAGTTTCCATTCGTTGAGAATGCGCTTCCTCGCTTTAGCCTCTATGATGAGGCTTCCCATGTCACGTTCACGCCCCGGCACAATGAGCGACCCGTAAGGATCGTGACTGTGCCTAAGACGCAAAAGACGCCGCGCGTGATTGCTATGGAACCTTCGTACATGATGTATGTACAGCAGGGCATCCATGCTCTCATCCAACGCGAGATGGAGCGCGACAAAAATACGCGCTCCTTCTGGTCCTACTCGAGTCAGGAGCCTAATCAGCTCCTTGCTCGTGAGGGCTCCATTTCTGGAGCATTGGCCACTCTCGACCTGAGTGAGGCCTCTGACCGCGTCTCTATTCGGCATGTCTGGAACATCTTCCGGTGCCATCGCCGCCTTTTCAGGAGGCTATGGGCTTGTCGATCTCAGCATGCAGAGGTTCCTGGCAAGGGCATCGTTCGCCTTGCCAAGTTCGCGTCTATGGGGAGCGCACTGACCTTCCCGTTGCAAGCGATGGTTTTTACAACCACTGTCTTCCTCGGGGTGGAGCGTGCGCTCGGCCGTCGCCTAACCTCGGAGGATATCGATAACCTCCGTGGCCAGGTCCGCGTGTATGGTGACGATATCATCGTCCCCTCTGCACTGGCACCATCCGTAGTTGGAACCCTGGAAGCGATAGGCTTCCGGGTGAACCGCGCGAAATCCTTCTGGACTGGAATGTTCAGAGAATCGTGCGGGCGGGACTGGTTCAAAGGCGCTGATGTTTCATACGCCAAGATCCGGAACCGCATCCCCAACTCACGGAGGAGTGCGCAGGATATAATAGGGTCCGTGTCGCTAGCAAACCAGCTGAGATTGACTGGTGTTTGCCCGCGGACGGTGGAATACATTGACGCTGAGATAATGCGTCTGATTCCCCTTCCGTGGGTGAGTAGCG